CAGATTGGGGTATAAAATTTATACACGGGTCTATTTTAGATGAAGAGCTAATGAAAACAGTACTTGTTGATGCTGATGTTGTTCATCATTTGGCAGGAATTACTGATGTTGCATATGTTAAAACTGAAGCAAATAGTGAACAAGATAAAAAAATTAACGAAACTGCCGTCATTGGTACAAATAACATTCTAAAATACACTTCTGAACATTGTAAAATAATATTCCCATCAACTCATGTTGTGTTTGAGGGATTTACAGAAACTAAAATGAATATTTCTGAAAATGAAGAAGTATGTCCTGTATTAACGTATTCAACAGGAAAAGTACAGAATGAAAAAGACATACGATTGTCAGGGAAAAAACACATTATTTTAAGATTGGGTTCAGTATATGGGTATTCTACCGACACAATGAGAATTAATATAATGCCAAATTTGTTTTCAAAAATGGCATCACAAAACTCAAATATTAAATTGTTTTCAGGTGGTGTTCAATATAAAAGTTTGGTAAACCTTATTGACACTGCACGTTGTTTTAAATTCATGGAAAAAGATTCCATTGTCAATGAAACGTTCCATTTAGTTAATGAACAAAAAACGGTTAAAGAAGTTGCTGAAATTTGTAAAAAGTATAAACCAAATATTGAATTGATATCAACCAAAGATGAAGTTCCAAATTTAGGTTATACTCTATCTAACAAAAAGTTATTATCGACAGGATTTAATTTCTTATATAATTTAGAAGAAAGTATCAAAGAAATGATTGATAATTGGTCTGAAAAAGAAATTAGACAAGAATTAGAATATACCGTACAAGGTGGAAAAGAGTACATTGACAATAGAGGTAAAATTTCAAATTATGAATTAACTGAATCAATTAATTTGATTGGTTATATTGAATCTAAAAAAGGTACTGTTAGAGCAAATCATTATCACCCTATTCAAGAACAAAAATGTTTATTAATTACAGGGAAATATGTTAGTGTAATTCAAGATTTATCTTACGAAAACGCTCCAATAGAAACAAGAATTATTTCACCGGGTGATATTGCGATAATAAAACCAAATGTTGCCCACACTATGGTTTTTTTAGAAGATTCTGTATTTTTAAATTTGGTTAGAGGTGAAAGGGAACATGAAAATTATGGAATAACACATACTATTCCTTATATTTTAGTTGATGAAAAAATGAGACAAAACATTATGTTGAATTACACAACAAAATGTCGTTCTTGTGGTGATTCAAAACTTGAAGACGTAATTAGTTTAGGTTTATCACCATTAGCTAATAATTTATTAGACAATATAAATGATACTGTTGAACAATTTCCATTAGAAGTAAAATACTGTTCTAATTGTCATAATTGTCAACTATCATATGTTGTTGAACCTGAAAAAATGTTTGACAACTATTTCTATGTGTCTTCGACCGCACAAACTTTTAGAAAACATTTTATTGATGCTTCTTTGAAATACATTAAATTATTCAATTTAACATCTGAAAGTTTAGTTGTTGATATTGGAAGTAATGATGGGGTTTTTCTTAAACCATTAAAAGAAAACGGTGTTCGTGTTTTAGGTGTCGAACCAGCAAAAAATATATCAAAATTGGCAAATGAAAATGGTGTTGAAACTATCAACAGTTATTTTGATAAAAATGTGGTAGATATCATTTTGAGTGAAAAAGGAAAGGCCGACTTGGTAACCGCATCTAATGTTTTCGCACATTCTGATGAATTAGTTAATATTACAAATGAAACTTTTAGATTACTTAAAGATGATGGAACTTTTGTTGTTGAAGTACAGTATTTGTATGATACTATTAAAGATTTAACATTTGATAACATTTATCACGAACACGTAAACTACTGGTCAGTTACATCTATAAATAATTTTTTTAAAAATTTAGGTTTTACAGTTTATGATGTTGAACATATTGAAACTCATGGAGGTTCTATAAGAGTTTATGTGTCTAAAAATATTTCAAAAATTTCAAAAAATGTTGGTGAATTTTTGGACAATGAAATAAAATTTGGAATTACTGATTTAGATATGTATAAAAAATTTGGTAAAAAAGTAGAAAACCTAAAAAATAATGTAAAAAATAATTTTACAAAACTTAAATCAAAGTATTCTAAAATTTCAGCTTACGGTTCACCAGCTAAAGCAACCACTTTTTTGAATTATTTTGGTATAGATAGTTCTTTTATAGATTACACTATTGAGGATAACAAATTAAAACATGGTAAAATAATACCAGGAGTTAATATTCCAATTAAAAGTAAGGAGTTTTGTTTAGAAAATTTACCTGAAGTAATTGTTGTTTTAGCTTGGAACTTTTTTGACGATATAGTCAAAAATAATCAAGAACTTGTTGAAAAAGGAGTTCAATTTATTAATATAAAAGATTTACAAAATTAATATTATGAAAATAAAAAAACATTTAGAAGAAAATAAAGACACGTACAAACCTTGGATTGTAGATAAAAATCAAGGTATGGTTGAGTGGAAAATTTTACCTTATTTACAAAATATCGAAAATGGTGTCTTTGTCGAAGCGGGTGCACATGACGGTTTATTCCAATCAAATACAAAAATTTTAGAAGATTTGGGTTGGTCAGGAGTTCTTGTCGAACCATCTGAAAACGCATTTAAATCTTGTAAACAAAATAGGTCTTGTATTGTAGAAAATTGCGCATTAGTTTCTTTTGACTATAAAGATGAATTCATTTACGGAGAATTCAATGACCACCCAAGAGCGTCAATTATGGGTCCTAAAGTTTATTCTGCAAAAGCGAAAACATTAACATCTATTTTAGATGAACATAATATAAAACATGTAGATTTTTTAAGTTTAGATGTTGAGGGTTATGAAATGGAAGTACTTAAAGGGATTGATTTTGACAGAATTAATTTCAAATTTTTACTGATTGAGGTGAATTCAAGCTTTTACACATTAGATAATTTGGAAGCCTTTTTAAAAACTAAAAGTTTTAATTTGGTAACAAATATTTCAAATTTCACAAGAGACAACGCTCCGGGTTGGCCGGGAAATCACCAAGATTATTTATTTGAAAAAAAATGAAATTATTAGACCCAACAATATTAGTTAAAAAAGTTGATTACTCATTTGGTGACCAATCAAGTGACGTACACAATCTTTGGGATAAATCTGTCAAAGAAGCAAACATCAATAATTCTGAATTCATTGAGTTATACAATTCTAAAAAGAATGAAAAAAACGTATTAACACTTTTTATTGATAACATCAGGTTATACCAAAGAAAAAATGTGAAATACACAAATATTGAATTACGAAATGAAGTATCCAAAAATTATAAAGATGAAAGAGTTAAACAATTATCTAACAACGACTTGTTAGATTTATGTTCAAAACTTACTGATATGAAATTTATCATCTTTACAGGATTTGAAGACACTCCTACTGATGAAGAAATTTTTGATAAGATTCCTGATAATGTAATTGCAATTTACGCATCAAATGCAACAACTTTTGGAGGTAAGGTAATTCCAATTCCTTACGGAGTTCAAAGAAAATTGAACCCTTTTGATTCCCGTCATGAAATATTGTTAGATTTAATTAATAATAACTTTTTACCGAATAAATTACTTTATATAAATCACAATGTTTCGTCAAATATAGAAAGACAAAAAATTAATGATAAATTTCAAAATGAGAATTGGGTCACAATAGATAGACCAAAATCAATTAATTCTGACGATTATAAAAATTATTTATTATCAATTAAGAATCATAAATTTATGATTTGTCCCGATGGAAATGCAATTGGTTGTGAATGTCATAGGGATTGGGAAGTAATTTACATGAGAAGAGTACCAATTGTAATCGATAGTCCATATTTAAGAAAAATATTCGAAGGTGTTCCTGTACTATTTGTCAAATCTTTTTTAGATATCAACCAAGATTTATTAATTGAAAACGATTTTTTATTTCAGGAAATGCAAAATTTTGATTTAAGAAAATTAGATTTTGAAAAAATTTATGATTCAATTATAACCAATCTTTAAAAAATGAAGAAATCTTTAATTACAGGAATTAATGGACAAGACGGTTCATATTTATCAGAATTTTTAATTGGTAAAGGTTACGAAGTTCATGGGACATTAAAAAGAAATTCAGTTGCTGAAAATCAAACTGCGAGGTTAAATAATGTTTATGAAAAGGTAAAACTACATTATGCAGATTTAACTGACATATCATCTTTAATATCAGTAATTCAAAAAGTAATGCCTGATGAGATATATAATTTGGCAGCCCAATCACATGTTAGAATTTCTTTTGACCAACCAATATACACATCCCAAGTTACCGGAATTGGTACTCTTAATCTATTAGAAGCCGTAAAACTCATAAAACCTGATACTAAAATTTATCAAGCTTCGTCATCTGAAATGTTTGGTAATTCAATTGATTCTGACGGATACCAAAGAGAAACAACATCTATGAATCCTGTATCACCTTATGGTTGTGCAAAAGTTTTTAGTTACAATATTTGTCGTAACTACAGGAATTCTTACAATATGTTCATTTCAAATGGTATTTTATTTAACCACGAATCACCAAGAAGAGGAACTAATTTTGTAACCAATAAAGTATGTAAAGAAGCGGTTAAAATTAAATTAGGGCTATCTAATGAACTTAAATTAGGTAATCTTGATGCAACTCGCGATTGGGGTCATGCTAAAGATTACGTTAGAGCCATGTGGGAAATATTACAATTAGATAAATCTGATGATTTTGTATGTGCAACAGGAATATCCCATTCGGTTAGGGAACTTTGTAATTATGTGTTTTCTTCTTTAGGATTAGATTATACAAAATATGTCACACAGGATGAAAAATTTTTAAGACCTGAAGAATTACATGATTTGAAGGGTGATTCTACTAAACTAATACAATCAACAGGGTGGAGTCATGAATATACCTTTGAAACAATGCTAAATGAAATGATTGACTACTGGTTAGATTATTATACAATTAAATAATGACAAGAAAAAAAACAATTACAAAAGACAGTCAGTATATTACTACTGATATCAAACCAAAAATGTCTAAAAAAGACCAAATTAGTGGTATGATTAAAAAGAGTAAAGATAAATTTCTTACTCAAAGTCAAAGAGAGTATTACGATAAACTAAAGAAAAATCAAATTACAATTTGCTCAGGCCCTGCAGGGGTTGGTAAAAGTTTCATAGCAATGAAAGCTGCAGTAGATTTAATTGCCGACCACACTTCCCCTTATGAAAAAATAATAATTGTAAGACCGGCAGTTGAAGCTGAAGAAAAATTGGGTTCTTTACCAGGTAACGTTGAAGAAAAATTAGACCCATATATTTTCCCATCTTACTACCTATTGAATAAAATTATAGGTAAAGAGGCAAGAGAAAAATTAAAACAAATGGAAGTAATTGAAGTTTTTGCTTTAGCATACATGAGAGGTATGAATATAGATAACTCAATCTTGATATTTGAAGAAGCTCAAAATGCCACCCCTAAACAAATGAAACTCTTACTAACTCGTATTGGTACTGATAGTAAGTTTTTTATATCAGGTGACTTGGAACAAACAGATAGATATAAAGATAAAAAACATTCAGGTTTATGGGACGCAATCGAAAAATTCAAAAATATTTCTGAAATTGGTGTTCACGAGTTTGGTGATGATGACGTGGTAAGAAACCCACTAATAACTGAAATATTAAAAAGATATGAAGATAGGAATTGATATTAACGGTGTATTAAGAGACACTATTGGTAAATTCAAATCTGTTTACGATAAATTCCTTATTCAACAAACAGATGGTATGGAAGAAGAGGAAGGATTTGAGTATAAAATCATTGAACCAATTGATAGTTTAGATTTGTTTAATCATTTTCTATTTCCATCAAAAGAAGATATGTTTTCATTTATGTACGAAGAGTGCCCTATGGAAATTTTTGGTCATGCTCCGTCATCAGAAATGAATACATTCAATGTGTTAAATGATTTATATATTAAACATCGTGATAAAATTGAGTTCACAATAATTTCAGATGAAATATCAAAATCAAAACCCGCAACATTATTTTTCTTATCAAAATTTGGTTGTTTGTTTGAAAGAATTTTGTTTTTTAATGAACTGACTAAAACTCAAGTTTTGAATGATTTTGATTTAATAGTTACTTCTAATCCTGATATTATTATTAATTACAATAACAATGTTGTAAAATATAAAACAGAGTACAACGAAAAAATAAACTCACCTATTTCTATTTCTAAATTAAATGAATTAGATGAGGTAATTTCAAAATATTAAAAATGTTAAAAGTTTTAGGGGAACATTATTATATTGACCTTGACAAAGTTCAGTCATACATCAATATAGACACACCGTCATTATCAGGTAGTACTGAACAACAAATTGGAGTTGTTCAATATGAATTTATAAAAATGTTAATGGAAGTAATTTTAAGTGAACATGAAGAAGTTGATGAAACTTTAGGTGAAAAAGCTTCATTATCTATACCTTTTAAATTATCCTTTAATACACTATTAAATAATAAAATAATTCAAAAATATTAATTTATGGAAGATAAAATCACAAAGATTGAACAATCAATTAAAAACATTCTAAACAAAAGTGCAAGAATTTATTTTTTTGTACAAGATACGAAAGGTAACGCCAAAGCATCTATCAAATATATCTATGATATGGCGTTAACACTTAAAAATGACAATTACAATGTAATTATTTTACACGAAAAACCTGATTATTTTGGAGTTACAAATTGGTTAGGAAATAAGTACGATGGAATTCAACATCAATCAGTAGAAGGTCAAAATTTACAGATAGCTCCTGAAGATATTATGATTATCCCTGAAATTTTTGGCTATGTTATGTCACAATTAACAAATTTACCATGTACCAAAATAGTATTATCACAATCATATGATTATATTTTTGAAACACTTCAACCAGGTCAAACATGGCAACAATTTGGTTTTACAAAGTGTATTACAACAAGTGAAGAACAAAAAAGTTATGTTTCAAAAATGATGAGAATGAGCGCAATTGACATTATTGAACCATTAATCGATGAAAGTTTTAGTAAGTCAAAATTACCTTCTAAGCCAATCATATCTGTAATGTTTAGAGAACAAAGAGACAGTGTTAATTTTATTAAAAGTTTTTATCAAAAATATCCTCAATTTAGATGGATTACATTTAGAGATATGAGAGGATTAAGTCAAGATGAATTTGCAAATACACTTAAAGAATCTATGTTATCGGTGTGGAATGATAGAACAAGTTCATTTGGCACATTCCCTATTGAATCAATGAAATCAGGAGTTGCGGTTATGGGAGTTATCCCTAAATTAATCCCAAGTTGGTTAAATGAAGATAATGGTATTTGGGTTCAAGACGAAATTCGTTTGGTTGATTTTGTTGCAGATTTTGTTCAAAACTGGCTTGAGGATAACGTTTCAGAAAAGTTGTATGAAAACGGATTCAAAACCGCTGAAAAATATTCAGATACTAATAAGTTTAATGGTTTGATTCTACAGTCATTCCAAAGTTATTTTAACACAATAAGACAAAATTTTGAAACTGAATTAAATAAACTTCAATTAATAGAAAATTAAAAATATGGAAAATTTATTAGATATTAGTGTAATTCTACCAATTAAAAATATGAAAATGAAAGATTTCGAAGATTTCTTTCAAAAAGCAGTTGAGTCAGTAACAACTCAAGAATTTTTACCTAAAAATCTTATTATTGTTTATGGTGAAGATAAAAATTTATCAGATTACCTTAAAAAATACGATTTTAAAGGATTAGAAACTACTTTTGTCGAATTCAAAGATGAACCTAATTTTGCAAATCAAGTAAATTTAGGTGTTTCTAAAGCAGAAACAAAATGGGTTAGTATTTTAGAAGTTGACGACGAGTACTCTAAAATATGGTTTAAAAATGTTAAAACTTATATGGAAGTATATAATACTGTTGATGCATTTTTACCATTAGTTGTTGATGTCGATAATAAATTAGTATTCCAAGGATTTACAAACGAAGCAACCTTTGCCGCTAACTTCTCACAAGAGATGGGTTATTTAACCAACGAAACATTGTTACAATATCAAAATTTCCAAACATCAGGAATGGTATTTAAAAAATCTTTAGTTGATGATTTTGGTGGTTTCAAACCAAGTATTAAATTAACATTCGTTTATGAATTTTTACTAAGATTAACTTATAACTCAGCCAAAATTTTAACCATCCCTAAAATTGGATACAAACACATTAATTTGAGGGAAGATTCTATTTTTTGGGAATACAAAAATGGTTCGTCAATTTTAAAAGAAGATGAAGTAAAGTTTTGGGTTTCTTCAGCAAAGAAAGAATATTTCTTTACGGATGACAGAAACATAAAATATGTATCTGAAAATGCTTAATGATTATAAGCGCAAGTTCAATACAAGTTTCTGTTAAGAAAAAACAGAAGCAAAGTAGTGAAAATTATTTTGATATAAGAGAGGAAAATGCGGTTAGAATGTTTTTAACCGCATCTACTTTTGAGGAAAAAAATAAAATTTATAACGAATTTTTAAGATTTCCATTAGATAAAATGATATCTTCGATTATTAGAAGATATAAATTATATAGAAAAGATATGGATTTTTATGAAATCCATACTGATACACATTCTTTTTTAATGACTAAAATCGATAAATTTAGTCCCTCGAAAGAAAAGAAAGCATATTCTTACTTTGGTACTATTTGTAAGAATTATTTAATGGGTCAAATATTAAAAGACCAAAAAGAACAAAATCGTAAAATATCTTATGAAGATATTTCCGGTGATTTAGAAAACTCACCGGAAATGATATATTATTTAGATATAGAACAACCTGAAGAAGTTAATTTGATTCCAATTTTAATTACCTATATTAAAGAGGTTCTTGAAGAAGGTGATTTGAATGAAAGTGAAATTAAATTAGGTTTATCTTTAGTTGAAATATTAGAAAATTACGAAACAATTTTTCCAGCAACTGATAATAATAAATTCAATAAAAATGTGATATTATTATCTTTAAGGGAAATGACTAATATGTCAACAAAAGAAATTAGAGCGTCAATGAAAAAATACAAAAAAATCTATACCGCTTTAATACAAGTTACGCCAGATTAAAAAATAATACCAAAAATATTTATTGGTATGACAAAACCAAAGAAAAAACAGATAAACTTCACACAAGAGTCAATTTTGGCACTTATGCAAGAAATTTATAATGAACTTGTTGAACAGCGTTCGACCGCTATTCGTATTCAGAACAAGATGATTTCAATGATGAAGGAACCTGAAGATATGACATTAATAGGTCCGGTAATTGAAAAACAACAAAAAATAATCAATGACTGTGTAGAGAAAAAATTAACTCTTTCTAAACTACAATCAAACATTTGGGAGAAAAGAAGTAATTCTGATGAAACTTTTGATATTACAACTATGGATGATGATATCTTACAAGGTTTAATTGATAAAGATATTGACTCGGATATTCAAAAATTTAAATTATAATGGCTGAAGACATTAGAGAAGGTTTTAAAGAAAGTAAGGAAAGGACAAGAGCCATTAAAACTTTTACGCAAGTAAAAAGCGATTATGATAATTTTCTACAAAATCAAACTGATAGATTACAAAAAAAGGCGGACAGTATCCAAATTAATTTAGATTCGGCTGAAATATCAAGAAAAATTAAAGAAAAAGTTACAAATTCTTTTGATGAATTAGTTGATTTAATTAGTCAAACAAATACTAACGCAACTTCAGATTATTTTATCCAAATATTAAAACAACAATTACAAAATTTACCAACAATAATTACAAATATTTTACAAGAGTCAATGGAAAAAGCTCTTGGTTGTTCACAAGAACAAACTTATGAAACTAATCAAGAGCTTTTTATAAACGTTAGTGATATTGATTTATTTAAGCAGTTGGTAATTAGTCCTGACAGTTTTTTAGGTGCTTCAATATATGAAAAAAATCCTTATAATCCACTTACCACTCCAAGAAGTACAAATAGGTTTTTTTATGAATTAATTCAAACACCTTCAGTACAACAATCTTATTATGGATTATCGGGTCAGGAACTTTTTAAAATTTCTTATGAAACTTTTGACGGGGTTAACCAAGGTGATTATTTCAAAATAATTTTAGTTGATAGAATTAATGCCCCAAACCGAGTTACAGATTTTATTATAGATTATCTTAAAACTTTAAAATTATTAGATTTTAATAACGCAATCACAAAAATTCTTGATTTAGTTTTGAGTATGTTTTCAGTACAATCAAATCCTGGTCCGTCAAAACTTAATGATTTAAAAAAGTTTACAAAATTAATTCAAAGAATATTAGGGATGTGTTTTGATTATAATCAAGAAATTGATGTAAGTGGTATTGCTAAATATCCCGAAAATGACGACACGTCTGATACATTTTTTGAATTTACCCCAAATGAAATATCACAAATAGAAAATGAAATTTCAATAATTCGAAATGGGTATGTGGAATTCATAGATTGTAATAATTTACAATTACCTATAAATGATGTTCAATATGTCTTTGAAACAATCACAGAGGTTGATGATTCAGGAAGTAACATGAATAATATATTTGATGATGTTTATTTTAATCTATCAAATGATTCAAGATGGCAAATAAACGCTCTTCCAAAAGTTTCTTTTAATCAAGATATAATAAAAAACTTTGTGAATGGTGTTGTACAGTCAATTCTTTCACCAAAAGTCATTTTTCCTTTTGTTGTTATGACAAAAGCATTAACGTCTACCGCATCAAATTTGGGTGACTCAATAGTTGAAAATTTAGAAGCTCAATCACCAGGATTAATGAGTTTTGCAAGAATTAATCGACGTTTTGTAATTGATGTAATTTCAAAAATAGGTGCTTTATTTGTAGAGGCGTTATTTGAACAATTAAAACAAGATATTTTAAAATTAGTCAGAAGTATTATTAAAGATTTGATTGCAAAAAAATTAAAAATGTCAAAATTAGCAATTCAATCTATTTTAGAAAATACTGAACAAATTATTAGAGGAACTATATCATTAGTTAATGATTTTAGAAGTTGTAAATCGTTACTAAATCAAATTTTATCGCTTCTAAAATTAATACCAACACCAAGAAAATATATTTTACAAACACCATTTTTATACTTAACTGAATATCTACCAGGTATTCTACCTGAAAAAGAAGTTATTGAATATATTGGTCAAATGCAAAAATTAGGAATACCTACGGGCCCGGGATTAAATGGTGAACCTGATATTGCAACAATTGAAAAATTAGCAATTTTCAATGCAACTTTCAACGAAAGAGCAAAAAATGGAAAAGTTGAAGGTGTTATAATTATGGAAACAATACCACCAACAGGATATCCAACAGGTAATATTAGAATCACAGGTAAACATTTTTAATATGTCAGAAAAAATAAAAGAAATATTAGTTGAATATAAATCCAAACCAAATAAAGATTTGGTTGTTGCATTAGATTTTTTATCAAAAGAATTTGACGAAACAAAAAAACTTGTTATTGAATTAACAAAAAAATTAGATAAAGTAGAATCAACATATAACAAAATTTTAAAAGAATATGAGTCAAGACAGTCAATATGACCAACAAAAACATAGGATACTTTTTGGAGGAACTGTTATTGACAATTCTGACCCCGAGTTACGTGAAAGAATTAGAGTCAAACCGGACTGGGAAAAGTTTCAAGAAATAGTTTCATCATTAGAAGACGTTGTTATCAATGGAAAATCAGTTCTTAATGATGAAAAAACAGACATTAAACAAGAGTTTTGGTATAAAGAATATCAAACACCAGCGTTTTCTGACCCATTTGTTTTTTTACCGTTTTTACCTGTTCAAGTAAACCTGACACCTGAAAACAATGATTACGTCCATTTATTATATTATAACTGGGCGGAAAACCAAGGTAGAAAAAATCAATTTTACGTTAGAGGTCCAATATCTAACATAATGTCAATTCAAAAGGAAAATGCTAATCAAACAAGAAGTACTTTAGCAAGTGGACCTAATGTAAAAGGTGGTTTACCTTTAAAAAAAGTTGACGGAGAGTATTTCAATTCACTTTCAAAAGGAGTGTTTGCAGAACCACAAGATTTTGCATTATATTCAAAAGGAAGGTCAGATATTATTTTAAAAGATAGTGAGGTTTTAATTAGGTCAAGAAAAACACCAATATTAAAGGCGAATGAATATCCAATAGTTAATACAAAAAGAACTTTTATTCAGTTATCCAACTTTGATACCCGAACAGTACCTGGAACAAAAAAAACTATTACTCAAAATCAAGAAGTTTCTGAACAAATTAGAAAACTTGTTGAATATGAAATTTACTATGGTTTAGAAACACCTGAAGGTCCATTTTGGGGGAACGTTAACATTTATAATCTACCGGGTAGAGGTCCTGAAACTTTAACTACAAATTTTACACAACAATCAACTATAGAAGAAAATAACCTTTATACTGATTTTTCTTATTCTTTTAGTGAAATTACAACCATGGCGGAAGTTGCTGAAATTATAAATAAAGTAATTTCAGGACTAAATGATGGTCAAATTAATTTGAATTATGGAGGTAACTCTAAAACGCTAAATGTTACAGATAGAAGATTTCCATTTTTTTATAGACCGTCATTGTCTTTCCAAAGAAAAAAAGTTAATGGTACTGATATTGAAATAGATAATGTTAATACTCTAATTTCATTAATCCAATTCCCGAAGTCGCAAAAATTAACAACTCCTGGTGCGGGATTAATTTCTAAGAAAGGTAAATATGGTGTTGAAAAAACAACTAAAAGAATTTCTTACACTCCAAATAAAGTTGAAAATGGTGACTTTGGTTATGCGGTTTTAGGCTCTGAAAAAATATTCATAATATCAAATGAATCCCAAATATATAATGGAACAAAGGTAGAATTGAACAGTTCTGATGTATATGGTATAAATGAACCGACTTTATCAGGAAATTATTATAATTCAACAAATTCAATGGTAAGAGGTGAAGCACTTAAAGATTTGTTATCAAAAATGATTCGTTTTTTACTGAATCATAAACACTTATATCATAGAGAACCACCATTCCGTTTGACACATGAAACAACCCCATTGAGTAAGGAAGAACTTAATCAAGAATGGAAACTTTTCGATACTAAAGTTTTAAATCAAAATATTCGTATAAATTGATATTTATAAAAAAAAGTATAAATGTCAATTCATCGTTCATATTTCAGTAGAAACAATACTATATTGTCTAACAGTTATGTTAATACAGGTAAATCACCTTATACACAACTATACTTTGGTTCCGCAGATAACGTAATTGCATCACCAGGATTTAGTCGTTTTATTTTTGATTTAGATTTAAGTTTACTTATTGAAAAAATTCAAAATAATACGATTTCAACAGGATGTACTGGTTTTTCAGGTATAACTCATACACTTAAAATGACAAATACATCATCTTTTGACAAAGAAGGATTGATGAATGAATTTACAAGTCAGGGTAGATTAAGAGCAACATCATTTGATTTAGTGTTGTTTAGAATACCTTTAACTTCAGGAAATACAGGTTCGGCTCAAAATTGGGATGAAGGTGTGGGATACGACTATTATGATGTACAAAGAACTTTAAATTCAAATAACGGTTTATTGTCACCAATCGCTTTACCACAAGATAAATCATATTCACAAAGACCATCAAATTGGTATCAAACAACAACATTAGATAATTGGTCTACAGAAGGGATTTATAATAATAGAAATACAGGTTCTTCGGGTACTGTAAACTATTCGGCTTTAACAATAGTTGACACTCAACATTTTGAGTTTGGAAATGAGGATATTGAATTTGATATGACAAATGAAATTAATCAAATCCTTACAGGTTCCACAACAGGATTTACAGGTTGGGGTGTTGCATTTTTACCTGAATTAGAAAATTTAACAGGTTTAACTGAAAACTATTCAGTTGGATTTTTCACAAGACATACACAGACATTTTATGAACCTTATTTAGAAACTACATATAATGATTTAGTTTTGGACGATAGAAATTCATTCTATTCAAATAATTCTAACAACTTATATCTTTATACGTATATTGATGGTAACCCAATTACTTTAGATGATTTACCTGTTGTAACAATAGAAAATAATATGGGAACAGTTGTGGGTACATATACTGCATGTACTACAACACAAGGGGTTTATGGTATAAATGTAAATTCATTAACTGCTACTACTCCTTGTATGTTTACAGATACTTGGTCAAATTTATCTTACAATAATATTGCGTTACCTGACGTGGTAAACGATTTAACTTTATTACCTTACAAGTTTGGGTTTTCGTTATCACCTAATAGTAAAGAACCTGACTTATATGGTTTTGATTTTTACGGTATCAAACAAGATGAAAAAGTTCTAAACACAGATATTCGTAGAGTCGGAGTTATAATCAAAAAGGCGTACACATCACAACAAATATTAACACCTGTAAGTTCATATTATAGAGTTTATGTGATGGAAGGGACAACTGAAGTAGAAGTCCAATCTTGGACACAAGTTAACCGAAGCTCCAACGAATACTATTTCGTTTTTGATACAAGAGATAAAATCCCAAATGAATACAATGTCGACATAAAAGTATATTCTTCAGGTGAAGTTAATACTTATAAAAAAACACTCACATTTCAAATAGTTAACAAAAAATGAAAAAACTTATAATATCTGAAAATGAATATGTAAAACTTTTAAAGTTTTTACTGTCAGAAAACATGGAACCAGGTGAAGTTCAAATTGACAAAATTCTTGACAAAATAAGTGAATTCGGAATGGAATCAATTACACCTGAAGAAAGAAAAACATTAGAAGATTTTTCAAAGGGAATTGTCCCACAAGAACCTGAAGAAAAAGAAGATTTTATTGATAGAAGCAGTGACTTATGGGTTTTTGAATTTCCAGGTATGCCAACTTTCAGATTTAGGTATGAATCAACTATGAATGATGAGAATGAAATAATTCATACAGGTTATTTAACTGTAGATAATAATGATTACTACGGTGAAATTTACTGTGACAAAGATGGGAATTTTAGTGTTGCAGATTTCGAAAATACCACTGAAGGAACCAACTTGTTTGAAGATTTTGAAGGATTGGAGCACGATATAGAAGTGTTTTTAGATGTTGTCTGTAATGACCTAAAAGAAGATGATATGACCGTATAATATGAAAAATTTAGACGCACAAATTAAGAAAATTTTAAAAGAACAATCTGACAGATATATGTTCTTCAGTAATCTTGAACAAATGAGAAGACAATGTGACCTATTGTTAGATTTAGAAAGAGATATGGTTGATTCTATTTTAGATAATGGACACGATTGGGCACAAGACCATATTGCTGAAGCTAAAAACAATTTAGACCAAGTATTTGATTTTTTAATGAATGAAACAAAAAAAGATGGTATGGAATTGTCTATGAATATAGATGATAAAGATATGGTAATGTCTGAAGGTCGTAAAAAAACGGGAACTAAATTATGTGCTCGAGGTAAAGCGGCAGCAAAGGCCAAATTTGATGTGTACCCAAGTGCTTATTCGAATGGGTTCGCCGTCCAAGTTTGTAAGGGAAGTAAAGCAGGTTTAGATGGTAAAAGAAGGTGCTCACCGCCTTATTGTTAAAAATAGTAATTTTACTTTTTTTTTAAAAAAATTTACGTGTGTATCCATATATTTATAAATATGGAAACACATAAGACCTGTAAAATTTGTAATACAACAAAACCAATAGAAGAGTTTTATCAATCTCAACGAACATTAAAGTGTAAAATATGTTCATTGGAAATTTCAAAAAAATACAAAAAAGAAAAAAGAAAAGATATTGAATTTCGAAAAATTGAAGCCGATAAACAAAAAGAAAGAAGAGTTAGGTTATGGCAAAATACTTTAATACACGATTCTAAAAATAGAGGTGTTGAACACACCTTAACCATTGATGACATTAATCAATTATTTCAAAAACAAAATGGGTTATGTTATTGGTTCAAAATTCCTTTAATACCCTCAAATGACTCTAAACATCCACAACAACCTTCATTAGATAGATTAGATAGAACCAAAGGTTATACACTCGATAATGTGGTATTGACTTGTTATTCCGCAAACATTGGGAGGAACGAAACTTCTGTAGAAGATTGGGAAAAATTTTTAATTTTGTTGTTTAGTTGATTTTTTAATTTTATATTTGTAGTCAAATCATAAATGACATGAATATATTTAAGAAAGCTTGGGTTAAGTATCGTCTATACTTACGTAAATTAGACCGAAAGGACCTTGAATTTGACATTTATATGTCTAACGTGAGGAAATGTTCCACCATATGTCGAAAACTCATCCATTCGGAAGATTCTGAACTTATTATTGCACCTATTTCAGATAAGAAATATATTCGTAACGATAAGTTAGGTATATTCATAACTATGGATGGTGGTCAAGTTACATTAACAAACCACACTTACAGTTATTTCATAAAGTTAAACAAAACTCAATGGGATAAACTGATAAATTTCTTCAGAAAAGAAATGGAGTTTCGAGCAATGGAGATTGAAAAAGAATTAGAATCACAAATTAATCATTCACTTGATAATATTTATAGTAAAATAAATCTATAGAAAAATTATTATGTCAAATTTAGATAACAAAATTAAGAAAGCATTAAGAGAAATGTCAGAAGAACCTGAATACGGAAGATTAGATAGAAGTTTAGTTCAAGATGTAATTGATAGATTACTTTCTGATGAAACAGGTGAATACAAAAGAGCGTTAGAAACTTTGAACTCTGAATATGGTACAGGTCAATATAACAGACCAAAGAGAGAATATGAACCTTTAAGACCAGGTATTAGAGTTAGTAAAAGTATTTATTAATCTAAAGCCTTTCTAATTAAATTGATTAAGACCGATTCGTTGGTCTTTTTCTTTTTTGGTTTGTATGATGTCATAATTGGTTTTTGTCCCTTACCTGTTTGAGTGTCTTGTTTTTCAGCTTTTCTTTTCTGTTGACAAGCTGCACGTTTTGCCGAGTCAGACATTTTTCCAGCAACGCCTGCGGCACGACATTTAGGATACGCACCTTTAGAAGTGTCAGGTCTACCACAAGGCGGATGTTTACCATCAACTTTTTTACATATATTAACCCATGGTCCTTTTGGTTGTTTACTACCCTTTGGTTTTTTCTTTTTACCAAACCAAACCGCCAAATCTTCTTTGATTGTATCTACATCATGTGTTGGGATTTCATATCCACTATCTTTGTGTTTTTCCCAAACACCAACAACCTTTTTGATATTATTTTTTAGTTTCTTTTGTTTGGCTTTGTGGGTTGTATGATGGTCACTATCTTCAACAAATGGACCAAGTTCGGATTGTCTCCATTTTTTTAACCCTATTTCAATTGGACCCGAATATTCACCCGCACTTAAAGTAGTATCAGTACCTTCTTTAATTTTTTTCTTTCCAAAAACTTTTTTAAATAATTTATCATTTGGTGGGTTTTCATTCAAACTACCTCCATCATCATCATTTAATACAGGATGTTTTTTATCCGATTTGGAAATTGCATATGCCGTTTCTTCTTTTCTTTTAACGCCCCTTGTTTCAATATTACCATCTAACGAATCAATATATATTTCAGCATTATGATAACCATTTAATGGTTCAGTAAATGGTTCCAAAATGTTTTTGTCCCATAATCTTAAACCAGGTCTTAATGGGACTCTATAACTACCAGCGTCACCTGTAGACGTTGATTCTAATAAATAATCATCATATTCTTTAACCTTTTTTAATATTTCTATTATACTACTTTTCATAACGATTTTTATTTATTATCTTTATATATAAATATATCAAACTATGGAACATTCAAATGAAGAAGAATTAAAAAATGAATTAGAAAATTTACAAACCAAAGTTGTTTTGTTTGATTCTTTTCAATTTAACACAAATGAAGATGTTAATTATTTTATAAATAATTTAACAACTGAAGATTCAAATAATTGTATTATTCAGGCAATTGTATCGGCATACAAAAGAGGTGCTTTCACTATGATTGAATCTGAAGTAATTTCAAAATCTTTAAGAATTTTAAATAAATAAAAAAGGTCAGATTTCTCTGACCTTTTTTTATCTATCATTAAGATAAGATTATCTTAATTCATTCAAATCGAATGTACGAACACCATCAACAATGATACGTCCATAGAAACGGTTATTAACCATCTTCTTAGCGTAACGTGTCATAATACCCTTGATAGGAGTAAAGTTGAATGGGTTATACATTGTTGGAGTTAATTGAAGTGGTACGTATGGAGCGTAGATGTATCCAGTATCCAACAAAGATGTACCTTTGTGACCAATCAACACAGTGTTTGGTGGGAAGTATGGGTCACGGTATACTTGGTAACGGCCACTTAAAGTACCAACTCTTTCAATACCCATGTTGAATTGGTCTTGCTCAGGAGCTGCGTTTGATACGTGGAAGTATTCCAAGTCATCAAAAATAGCACTGATTTCAGAAGAAACAACAATCCAGTTTGCTCCACCTCTTAAAGTAGATTTGTGGATTTGAGCTGAAATTTGGTTGATTGCAGTAATCAACGTTTGGTTCCAGTCCTTTTGAGTATAAGGAGTTGATTGGTTATTCAGACGCTTCCATCCGTTGTAATCCCAACGTAATGTCCATGCCGCACCTTTACGTAAGTCACGTAAGATTTCACGGTCGATTTCAGCCGCAACTTGTTCTGATAATAATGCTGTTAATTCAGCTTCAGCGTCAATGTTGTGGAACGCTGCAACGTCTTGAGCAAGTTCTGGAGACCATTGTGCTCTTAACTTTCTTTCAGTTACAGAAACTGTTACTGATTGAAGGTCAAAAGAAACTTCACCAATTCTGTCTTCAAATTCTAACTCTCTGTAACGCTTCCAAAATGCAAGAATTGCTTGGTTTGTTGAAGTTCCAGAAAGAGCAGTAGTTGACGCAAGAGTAGTACCAGTGTATCCGTCAGGAGTAGATGCTCCACAAGAAATACATGCTGGAACTTGTAAATCAACTTCTAAATAGATGATACCGTCTTGTGAACAGATGTTATTGTAAGTACCACCGTTACCACCACCTGAGTTACTACCAGGCCAAGTAGTTTGAGCTGTTGAACCATACTGTACAATACTTTTACCATATTTCTGTGTAACAACACGGAATAAAAGTGGAGTTGAAGGAGTAGATGCTCCACCAGATGCGTTAATAGCGGTAATCAAACTTTGACTTCCAACAGTTGCTGCTGGTAACAAAGTTAAGTCAGATAAGAAAGTTTCAGAATCCATTTCTTGTCCATCAGGACCGATTAATTTACCTTCACCTGCATTAGTGAAACCAGTTAAAGCAATAAGAACTTTTCTATATTCACCAGCACCATAACCTGAAACAACCAAGTTACCATTAGACCAAACAACAGGAGTTGTAAAACCTGTCATCCAAGCCCAAGCACCTTTTGAATAATCAAAAAGACCTGCTGGGTTTAAACCTGGCTCAGTACCTTCATAGAATAAATCATAAAGATTCTTTGGATATGCTTGTGCGTCATTGTAACCTGCGTTAGGGTCACCAGGGTAGTTACCAGGTGAACCTACTGGTGCTCTGTGGTCTTGTTGTTGACCAGCAGTACCTAATGGGTTAACAGTTGAAGCTGTATATCCTTGGATTTGAGGTACGAAGTAGAACAATTTACCGATTGGTAAGTTCATAGCTTGTACAGATACGATTTCGTTAGCTAATAATTTAGAGAACACACGTCTGATGATAGGGAATACCACAGTTTCGAATGAACCTGAATCAGCAGTTGAAGCCGCTTCGTTGATTAAGAAAGATGCTTGGTTTTCATATAACTGAGCAACGTTTTCTTTTAGGTGGCCTCTAAGACCTTCAAGGAACCCTAATTTGTCCCATTTGTTTATAGTGTCTTCTTTGATAACTTTAAGGTGCTTAAGACCGATGTTACCAACTAAACCACTTTCTAATAATGCTCCCATTTTTTATAGAGTTTTATTTGTTTTTTAGTTTATTTATTATTTAATTATTTTTGACATAATATCTTTCATACGAAGGAATTGAGGGTTCTCGTAAGTTTTAGATTCAATCAGATTAACTGCTGAACCTGACTGTGGAACTTTTTCAATTACTCTTTCGATAGATTCTGTCATTGGAGCTTTGGTTTGTGGACCGTGAAGCTCTTCTTTTATTGTCTTGTATAAAGCTTTAGATTCTTTAAGAGATTCTGCAGAATCAAATCTTCTTAAAATGTTAATCTTTTCTTGCTTAGATGTAGAAT